CGCTCCCGTGAAGGGAGCGACACTTGCCGCCATCACCGGCGCATTGCCCGCAAGGGAAATGCCCTGTTCGGTCAGCCAGCGCGGCGCAGGCGCTAAGCCGGCCTCGGCGTTTGCCTGTGCCTCGTTTGCCTCGCGCAGCATGCGCTGTGACCATTTGTTGGGGTCTACGCCCTTGTTTACGGTCAGCTCGTTCTTGCGTTTTTTAACCTCCTGCAGTTGATCGTAAATCGCCTGATAATCTGCCGGAACCGAGCCGTCTGCCGCCGTGCTGTTCATGCCCTGCAGGGTGAGTTCAAGCGTCTGCTCCTGCTCCTCAAGCTGGCGGTATTCCTCGTTCTGGCGGCTCTCCTCCACGTTCGCACTCACCTGACGCGAGGTATCCACGAGGGACGGCAGCGAAGCGATCCACCGCTTGCCGACAGCCTCCATGCCGTTGCCGAGGCGGTCCGCCGCGTGCCGCAGATCAATGTTTTCCTGCACATACGCAAGCGTCTGCTCATCCGCACCGGCGGCTTTCAGCCGGTTCATGATATCATCCTCGTTGTCGCGCGGCTGATAGTCAAGGCCGTACCGCTTCATAATGCGGCTCATCTCGTCCGAAAGCTCCTGACGGGCCCTGTCGCGGCTCTGCGTGTCCTCGCTGCTCCATGTCTCATCCGAGCGGTTAAACAGGTCATGCATCGTCTTGTGTGCATTGTAGCCGGTCTGGCCGCTGAAATAGTCCTCCGTCAGGCCCTGCGCCGCCTGCATGGCGGTCGGGTAGACGGTTGCCTTGTCTGTCTTACCCATCACGCCCGAGGAATGCAGCAACTGTGTTGCCTGATTCAGTCGTTCGGTCGGCTTGCTGCCGTAGGCCATGCGCACGCCGGCAGTCATTTCGTGTCCGAACTTATCAAAAGAGGCTCCGTTCTGCGGGTTGTATTCATAACCGAGCTTGCGCCGCAGAGCGTCGTTCTGCGCGTGCAGCTGTGCCTTCCTGTTCGGATCGCTGGTCGTGTGCCAGTCCATAGAGTTCTTGAGAAACTGCGTCAGCGTCGGGTTGCCGACGCCGCTGCTCTTATTCGCAGTAGATACGTTCTGCCGCGGATTGCGCCGCTGCTGTGCGGCCTGCTTGGCAGAAAACCGGTTCACATTCGCAATGCTGGAACTCTGTGCACTGTTCAGCAGCTGCTGAGGACTTCTCAGGCCGAACGAATTCTGCTGTGTGCTCTGCGTTCTCTGTACAACCGGCGTGCTCCTCTGCGATGATCCGACAGATGTATTCTGCCGCACCGTTGTCCGCTGCTGGGTGTTCACGCGCTGGGTGGTCTGCGTCTGTCCGCCGTGAGCCTGCACGCGCTGCTGCTCCCGGTTGCGCGCCGCTGTCGCACGGCGATCATTGCTTTTCGGCACAACCTGCGGCACCTTAATCAGCGTAGGTTTGTTTTGGCTCTTGTTCTGTTTTTTCTTAAAATCATCGTAAAAACTGCCCATAGTAACCTCCTAAAGAGAGAAGGCGGCGAAAATCGCCGCCTTCTGGCGTAGTTAAAGCTGATTAAGCTGCCACTGAGAATACTTGTTGGAAAGGTTCTGACCGGTAGTCTGAGCCTGCATGTACGCAATCTGCGCATTGATATACTCAATCTGCTTAAGCGCCGTCTGACGGTCAACCTTGCCGTTCTCAATGTCCTCCTGCAGCTGACGCTTCTGCATTTCAAGCTGCTGTGCCGCGAGCGTCGCCTGACCATTGTACGTGCCGGTCTGCTCAGCCTGAGAAAGACCAAACTGCTGTCCCCACTGGTTTGCCGCAATAATGTTCTGCGTATTCTCGTAGCGCTTGGCGGCAATCTCCTTATAGAGATTGGCAAGCGCGTTTGCCGCCTCAATATCGCCGGTAAGCTGTGCCTGTGTAATGGCCTGCTCGATCTTGGCAAGCGTTTCGGTCTGCGTGGTAGCGTTGCTATTCAGCGCGTTCTGATAAGCGTTGCCGGCGCTTATCTGGCTGGACTCGGTAAGGCCGCTTGTCAGCAAACCGTTTGCCGCAAGGTTTTCCGCGTTCGAGCCGCCGGGCTTAATGCTCTGCATATACGCCTTTTCCGCAGCGGCGTTGTTGGCCTCGGTCTGCTTCATTACGTCGTATTTCTGACCGTTCAGGCTGGCAACCGCGCTATCCACCTTGGCCTTGAGCGCCGCCTGCTGCTGTGCCGCAGCGTCCTCCATGTACTTTTTATATGCATCAAAGCCGCTGTTGAGCTGATTGCTCATCTGCTTGCCCAGTACATTGCCGCTCACATAGCCCTTGCCGATGTAGTCCGAGCCGTCCGAGCCGCCGGAGTAGCCGTACTGCGCACGCAGCGCCTCGGCGTCCGCATGGGCGGATTTCATAGCCGCAGTGTCACCGCGCGCCTGTGCTTCCGCATAGCGCTTTTTGATCGCCGCCATCTGGGCGGAATCCTCCACGCTCGTGTCCTTAATGGTCTGGTCGTTATGTGAGCCGAGTGGCGTATAAGTACCGCTGCCAGACGAACCGCCGCCCGAGCTGCTCCCGCCCGAGCCGCCGGTGCCGGAAGCGCCGCCGTAAGTGAACGTCTGGCCGCCCTTGCTGATCGTGGTCGTGCCGTCGCTGTTCTTCTTCCACGTCGAGCCATCACTGCCCGTCATGGTCGAACCGGCAGCCGCAGAACTTACAAAATCCTTGCCCTTGTCCGAGCCGATAGCGTAGCTGCCGCCCTTGCCGGTTGCCGCCATCGAAGCGCCGGACGAGCCGGAGGACGAGGATCCGCTCGAACCGGAAGAACCCGAGGAACTGCCCGAGGACGAGCCGCCGGTGCTGCTCTTGCTTGCCTTTGCCGCTGCAGCTGCCGCCTTAACAGCGCCCGCCAGCATAGAACCCAGTCCCATTTACTTCACGCCCTTTCCGATCAGACCTAAACGCTGTAAAATCACCGCAAGCTGTTCGCGCGTCAGCGGACTCTGCGGCTTGGTACCGTCCATAATACCGGCGTCTGTCGCCGCCTGCCAAGCCTCGGCAGCATACGGATGCGGCTTCTGGTTGGCCTTTTCCGCCTGATAGCGTTCTTCATGTGCCGCAAATTCCTTGTCTGTCATCTTGGTTTCCTCCTTTGGAGTTTCTTTGGCCGTCAGTCGTGCCTTGAACGACTTCCACTGGCTCTCATCACGCACCCACGGTTCCGGGCAGTCTTTACCGGTTACGTCGTAGTGGCGTACAACGTGGTCTGCGTCAATGTTGTACTTTGCCATAAGCATTTTTACAAGCTCGACCGTACGATCCACAGTCTGTGCAGTGATAATAAACTTACCGTTCACCTTGTCGCTACACATTTCCACGCCCAGAGAATTTCTGTTCATACAGATACCATGCAGAGGATGGTGCGAGCTTTCAAACGATCCGCCGCAGTGCCACGCACCGTCCGAATCGCGGACGCTCTGCACAACACTGTTCTCGTCCACAAAATAGTGCGCCGACGCCTGTACGCTGTTATTATGGAAATACTGTGCATTATTCATTGCAGTGTCACCGTTGTTCGACGTGTAATGCATCACAATGTATTTAATGCTGTTTCCGCCTCGGCCTGAGTAAAAGTTGCTCGAATTCGCCTGTAAGAACGGAATATCCATACTTACTCCTCCTTGTTCGGCCTGTCGTAGCCGAGTGCCGTCTTGCTGTCTCCCACGCCTGCCGTAGTCGGGTCAATAAATACCGACAGGATAGCAAGCGCCATCGTGCACAGCTGCACCGGATTAGACAGCACCGAAACAGCACCGTTCCACACAGCCGCCCAACTCGTAAACGTCTGCGGGTCAACACCAATCGCCGTAATCGCAACCGATGCAACGCCAACCCAAAACCACGGATTTTTCATGCGTACCGGAATATTAACCTTCATGCTCTATCTCCTCCAAATCGTCAATGCGGTGGTTTGCCACTCTGATCCGCTCATCCAGCACGGAATACTCCTTTTCCAACTCGTACGTCCGGCTGATGAGATTGTTGTGCTTCTCCACCTTCTTCTCCAGCTGCTCAATGCGGTAGTTGGTCAGGTTGCTCGACAGAGCAATACCGCCGAGCGTTCCCACGAGTGTACCCATCAGCGACAGCGCCGCTGTTATCACTTCTGCGGGCATTTACTTGCCCTTCACGTCAGCCGTCCCGCCGAACTCGGACGGTACCAGCTCCGGCAGACCGCTGTCGAGCAGGATCTCCGCTACCTTGGCCTTGAGTGCCTTGGGCACCTCGTCAAAATTTGTCTTGCCAAGGATCACTCTCTGTGCGAAAAACATTGCCATCATAATTACCAACCTTTCTAATGAATGTAGAATATTAAACTTCATCGTTGTAGACCTGAACGGCCATTTCAGCGATGCAGTCCTCGATAAAATCGCTGCGTTCGGTCGCGGCGCTGACCTGCGCCTTGAGCAGCTTGTTCTCCTGTTCGGCCTGTACCAGCCGGTCAGAGATCGTGTCCAGCGCGGCCGCTGTGCCGTCCACCGCACGGGTGTACACGGCGGTGACACTCGTCGGATCGGCGGCTGCGACCGTGGCCGTCTTGAGCGCGTACCCTGCCAGCACCTCCACCGTATCACCGGCATCGGTCTTGACCGTGAGCACGGCAGCATCCAGAGCCAGCACGGCCTCGACCGACGTTTCTGCAAACGGGATCATCAGCAGGTCGCCGTCCGTCCGGTAGTCCAAGGCTTTCACATCGTTGATTTTCATGGGTTCACCCTTTCTGCGGCTAATTCGCCGCAACATATTTTGTATACTGGTGCTTGACCGTTTCGTCGTTCAGCTCGGCATAAATTTGCGTTGTCGCCACGTCCTCGTGACCGAGCAGCCGCTGGATAACGGTTACGTCCATGCCGGAGTTCAATGCGTGCGTCGCAAAGGTGTGGCGCAGCAAATGCGGATGGACGCGCTTATCCAGCCCGGCGCGCTCACTGACAGCACGGATCAGCCGCTGAATGGCACGCGGTTTGAGCGGCTCATACGGCGATTTGCTGCTGCAGAAAAGCCCATCACCTCCCTTCCGTGCCACGAAATACTCTTGAATCATCAGTCTTGCGCGGACGCTGAAATACACCACGCGGTCCTTGTCGCCCTTGCCAGTTACTTTGACCGTGCGCCCGACCAAATCCAGATCGGCGGCACGCAGCTGCGCGACTTCGCTCAATCGACAGCCGGTGGACACCAGAAATTCCACGAGCGCTTTCTCCCTGTACCCCTTGCAAGCGTCGCGCAGGCGCTCCAGCTCCTCGACAGACAGCGCCTGCCGTGCGCCCTTTTTGTCCAGCTTGAGCGACTTGATTTTTGCCATGGGATTTTTCTTGATCTTCTCTTCGACCGTCAACCAGCCGAAGAACGCGCGCAGCGTGTTGATGTGCGTTTGCAGACTGGTTTCCTTCAAATGGCGGGTTTCGTCAAGGTACGCAATGTAGCCGCGAATGTCGTCTGTGGTGATCTTCGCCGCGCTCTTTTCGACCTTTGCCGCAAAACTTTCGAGGTTCGCTTTGTAGTTCTTCAGCGTCCGCTCGGACAGCCCATCGATCTTCTTCGCGCCCAGATAATACTTGATCCGGCGGCGCAGGTCGCTCCTCGTTTCGTCGCTTTCGCGCGTGATATTGTAGTCCTTCATGATAGCGGTCAGTGCTTCCGCCGTCAGCGGCGTACCGCCAGAAAAAGTGTCGGAAAGTCGCTTGATAAGCTCGGTTTTTGCGTTCAAATGTGTTTGCCCCTTTCAAAATTTGATGTATAGACATTATACACCAAGCCTCAAAAATTGGGCATTTTGTGACGCATTATACCGCTATGACGGCGGTATGCTCGTCTGCATTGGCGTTCAATGCGGCACTGAAGAACAGTACAGCACGCACTCAACTTGCCGGAAGTTCGTATTTACAGAGTAATTACGATAAATTGCTTTCTACCGTTGGAAACAGCACTTATTTCAGCCAGAAGTTCGACAATATTGATTCTGGAGCTAAACGCGCTATTTCCGGCGGCAATACCGATACTACCGCGACCGCAAATGAATCTGTATTCTTGTGCAAGAAAATCGGTGCATGGAGCAACGGAAATTCCGTTACCGGTACCGTTGCACATCTTCAGACGAAAACTACGGCAGGCAGTATCAGCACGAGAGCCGGTGGCGGTCAAAGCACCGACGACTACACTACTGGCGGCGTACAAGCTAAATATATCTGCATTGGCGGCTGCACATTTACCGAGAACGGCGACGCTTACTGCTGCGGTATTTTCGCCTATGCGAAGTAAAATTTATGCCGTCTTATCTCAATAATGCGCAGCAGACTTGCTTGAAAGCTACTTTTAAGCAGTTGAAAGTGCGTATCTCTGCACAAATGAACCGTAAACGCCCGAGTATACGCGGTAAATGCTGCGTATTTCGGGTGTTCGGTACATCTTATTGAGATAATGCGTCCATTCTTAGCACGGAATAAAGTAGTAAGTGCAGACGTTTCCGATACCGCCGGCGCTATTGTAATTGGTAATGCTGTCCATAAAACGGTCAATGCGGTAATCCGTATTATAGGACTGCGAAGCCGTGCAAGATACTGTTCCGCCATCTTTCAACGTACTCCGGTGTTGCATAGAAGTGTTGCCTGAACTCCACGTCTGACGGAAAGAAATAAGCCAAATCTTGCCGTTTCGGCGCGTTGTCCAGCTGCTCGTGCTTGCAATATTAGCGATAGAAGTCTTGAGCGGACTATTGTAAAGCGCGTTTTTCGCAACAGCAGACGCTTCTACGGCGGTAATAGCGGTCTTATTGTTCGCAATAGCCGTCATAGCGGTAGAGGACGACGCTACTGCCGCCATAGCGGTAGAAGAAGCAGCAATCGCCGTCATAGCGGTAGAAGAAGCAGCAATCGCCGCCATAGCGGTAGAAGATGCAGCGACCGCGCTCATATCGTCATACGCGCTGCAGGACAGGCCCGCGAGCGTTGCAACGGTCTTGCCCATTGCCACGCCGCTGGCAGACAGCGCACGCCACATCAGTTCGTTCGCCATCATCGCCTTGCAGCGGTCCTCATCGCCGAGCAGCTCATCCCAGCTGTCGAACTCGTAATACTGCCCCATCCATGTGTAGACGGCATCGTTCGCCACATCGCTGGCCAGCAGCATGGAGCGCAGCGTTTCGCTATTGCGGTCTTCTTTGCCTACCGGCGTACCCAACACGACCGACACGCCGCCGAGATTCTTCGCAAACTCTTTCGCGTGGGTCGGATTTTCGAGCAGCGTTTCCATCTTGTGTACGCCCTTGCGGTAATTGCCCTTGAGGGCGTTTGCATAGTTGATAAAGTCAAGCTGATTTACGCCTAACATTACCGTTCACCTCCGTATTCAATAGCCATGTAGCGGATTTTCACCGCGGTGGCTGTGGTTGTACTTCCGTTGACGAGCGTGTTCGCGCTATGCGACGGCGTCGATCCGGTCGAGTCGCCGGTGTAGTAGCTGCCGGTGGAAAGCGTCCGCAGACAGTACAGAAACCCGTCAGCAGTAACAGACTTGACCTGCACGATGCCGTCAAAGTCCTCGGCCTGGCAGACGACCTGCGGTGCAGCGTCGAACGCCTCCCTAAACTTGAACGTGTTCCAGCCTGCACCGCTGTTCGTGATAACACCGACCTCAAAGGCGGTGTCCTCCAGTTCTCCAACGTCACCGGAGCCGCCGCCACTTACAGCGAGTGCAGCAAGCATTTCAAAAGCATCTTTCGGTTCCGCTGTATCCGTATTCAGACCAAGCGCAACACACACTGCATCCGGCAGTACATTTCCCTTACTATAAACACTGCCATCCTGACTGGCATTATCTGCATAAGAGAGCACGCCCTCGATGGCCTGCCCATCGTCCATCGTAATTCTGATACGATTTGCCTTACCCAGTTCTGGTAATCTATCACGCATTAAACACACCTCCTGCCTGCATAAACAAAGTATTGGCCTGTCGGATACTCGCTGCTTTCACAAGTTCCTGCAGCCAGATTTCGATACGCCCGAGATCCCACTCCAACACATTCGCCTGGTCAAAATTCATCGTACCGTTGTACACAATTTCACGCCAGTCCGGCAGAGCGAAGAAACAATTTTGCAGTGCCTCTACGTTGCGGCGGATTCGGTCAATATCGTTCCGCGTTGGGAAATCAGCTTTTGTCCACGGAGTGTGCCGCAAAAAAACGGCTGCTGAATAACCCTGTGCTTCCAGAAAATCCGTTAGATAGGCAAGCCAGTCATTGATTCGGTTCAGGTCAGAGGCATTCCACGCGCCTTTCATCCTGCCGCCGAGCCATTCCGCGCGTTCTGCATCGGTCGCTGAACCTGCACGCACCTTGCGCATCAGCTCATTTACGCGGGCAACATCCGCAGCGGTTCGATCATAAATCAGTTTATCCGGCATTGTCCGTCACCTCCAACAAGTAGGATGGTACATTCTTCATTACGCCGTTCTCAATTTTGAACTGCTGCTTGAAGCGCCGTCCGGAAGCATTTTCATCAAATCCTGTCCACACGCTGTCAACGTCACCCAGCTCGCAGCGCATATCGCCGCGGCCATACACAGTGAACTGCGTGCGGCCGTACCACGAGAGAATATACTGCGCAGCAGCATCAGCCTGCGCCGTGGTGTGAATGAACGGATTGCTGATTGAGAGCGACTTATCCGCAGCAGCCAGTGTGCCATTTACGGTATACTCGGTATTGTCTTCATCAGCCAATCGGAACTTGATCTGTGCAATGCTGTCCTCCGGCTGGTTTTTCGGATAGCTGTTCATGTTATCTGCACCGATCGTCACACCGTCCGTTCCCTCGGGCAGGAACACTCGCAGTTTACCGGTCACTGCATCGGCGCGGAATGCGGCCTGCGCCGCCATGCACAAATACCGCAGCAAGCTGCCGCAGTTCATGTCTTTCAGTTCATCTGCGCTGTTCACCGTGAGCGCGATCTGTCCAAGCGGCTCATCCACAGCCCAACAGTTTGTGAAATTCTCGCCGAGCAGCGCCACCATCGACGCAATCCAACCAGACAGTGTTGTCGGCAGCGTTGTCGGAATATTATAGTCACGGTCAGCCAACAGACCGATAATATCTACCAGCTTGAACTCGATCGTCAGACCGTAAGCGTCGGTTTCCCAGCCTCCGGACTGCTGATAATACACGCCCAACGGCAGATACTCCGCGCCGCTCGCAGTTTCCACACCCATGGACACCTGGATTCCCTGCCGTTCCTCGATGGACTGAAACAGACCGGAACGGTTGTACGGATTGAAGCGCTTCTTCTTGTTGTGGACCTGCAGGCTGCAAGTGCCGTAGGGCGTTTTCATGCAGTTAAAGGCAATCTCCTGCATAACGTCGATAGAGTACAACGTATCCGCATCCCAGCTTTCATATATGCCCGGTACGATCTCAACCATACGGACAAACCGATGCGGCAGGCTCCATTTTGCAAAGGTCACGCGGATTGCAGTAACATCATGCACGGTAAAACCCTCGAAGTAAACGCTGGCATCTGTGTTACCGGTAACCGTTTCCCGATAACCGACGGTATCGCCGCTCATGACCTCGACTGTAAAGTCCGTACCGAGGCCGTCACATTCGTTTTGCGAAAAGTATACCGAGCACGCCTGCATGATACCGAGGTTATGCACATTCAGCTGCACCCACGGTTTCACGGCGAAAGTCTTGTCGTCCTGACTAAGCACGGCACCGACAAAGCCGTTTTCACCTGTGATATTCGGCATACCCGGATGCAGCGCACGAGAGCCATCCAGCGTCCAGCGTTCGCTTTCCAGACTGGCGTACAGCGTGGGCGTGTCGAACACCTTGTTGCACAGCTCTTGTGATACAGATACCCACGACTGTCCCGAACTTGTAACCAGATCATAAACCAGATCAGGGTCGGTGATGTCGATGAGCGCACGCGGCAGTATACGCCGATAACCGGCTGTGATGGCCTGCGCATACGCATTACTTACCTGCTGCATCAGCTTCCCTCCACTTCTTCCAGTGTAAATGCGATGTTATTCCACAGTCCTACACCGTCCCGTGAAAACGCAAACTGCGGTGTAGGCTGCTTAGTGCAGCGAAACGAGGCGCTCTGCATACTGTCCGAAAGCGGATCGAGGAACTGCACCGAGAGGTCGCTGCGCGAACGCAGCGCCGTCAGCAGGCGGCGCATGAGGTCGTTTCCCATGTAGTCATAGGAATACTCGATCACGTGCACGCTTGACCTTACCTCGGTCACAAGCCGACCGGAGATCATGCGGATGCTCTCGCCCAGCTCCTGCTCATAACACTTGTACTTGCCGTTTTTGGTTTCCGGCAGGTCAATGCCGTTGATACTTAATTGTGTCATCAGAAATCACGCTCCACTTCCGGAGATTGTTTTGCAGCGGCTCGGATACTCGGCAGCAGCCAGCGGGCGATCTCCATGCCCTCTCCTGTCTGCAGGATGATGGTTGCCGGTCCGTCCTGCTGCGGCACCGCTGCACCGGCAGTCAGTGTGCCGATAGCGTTTACAAGAGCAGCGGTCTGCTGTTCTGCAAGCTGCCGAGCCTGCGGCAGCGTAAAGCCGGACGGTGTGTTCGCATCCATATACGCCTGCGTTTCCGATGCGGTCAGCACGCGCTCGCCCTTGTGCAGTTCGGCAATATAGCCGTCAAACGGCACATAATCCAGACCGGCAGCATGAGAGCCGTTTTTCTTAGACGAGGATTTAGAAGAAGAACCGCTGAAGCTGAGTGCGGCATCAATGGTCGCTCTGACCTCGCTGGCGATGCGCCGTGCCTGTGCCATGATCGCACTCTCCTGCGACTTCATGCCATCCATCAGGTACTGTGCAAATTCCTTACCACTGCCATAGCCGATATTGTTCAGTTCCTCAAGGCCCTGCGTAAGCGTATCACCGTAAGCCTCGCTAAGCGCCTGAAACTCGGACTGATAGAATTTCTGAGCAATTTCCAGTGCACGCTGCTGTTTGGTTTCCCACGCAGTAACATAATCCTCAAACTTGTCATCGCTCATCGCCAGCAGCTTCTCGCCGTAGCCGATGGCATCGTCTATATTCATGGAAGCGATCTCGTCGAGCAAATCATCCGAAATGCCACGCTCGTCCCGCAAACGGGTCAGAACTTCTTCATAACGGTTGAGCGCATCGATCTGTTTATTCAGATCCTCAACCTGATACCGCCCGTCCTTCTCTTGGAACAAGTCACCGTAATCCGACAGGCGTTTGACCATGCTTTCCTGCTTCTTTGCCGCTTCGTCCCAGGCATCCTCAATTTCATCAAGCGTATTCTGCGTCTGCTTGGCGAAATTCTCTGCGGTCTTGGTCGTGCTCTCGATGGAATCCACATAGTAGTCCATGTAGTCGTCGATAAGCTCTTTTGCCTCGTCATTATCCTTGAACTGCTCGGCGAGCAGCTTTTTCGCCTGCTCTGCCTGTTTTTTCAGTTCGGTTTCCTGCGACTTGAAACCGTCGATCAGCGCATCGATCTGCGCCTCACCGGCAGTGAACATTGTCTTGTTGCTGCCGGTAAAGGTTTCACGCATCTGCTGCGCGACCTTGCGCGCCTGCAAGGTGACCATTGCACTCTTGGCCGCCAGACCGAGGATCAGGCCTTGTACAGTATCCTGACCGGCACGGTACATCGCACGGGACGGTGAATGCTGATCCATCCCGGCCTTGTATGCTGCCATGTAAGCCGCCGCAGCGCGGCTGCCTGCCGCCGAGGCTTCTCTTACCTTGGAATTCAAGCCGTTAATAAGGCCCTGCGCAGAATCCGAACCGGCTCTGTACATCTCGTCGCGCTTATTAGCGGCCTGTACTGCCTTGTTCATTGCAGCCTGTACCTCGGTATCGGCGCCCGCCATGGCATCTGCCATGGCATCCTTACCGGCGGACACTTCGCCCATCGACTTGACGATCTGTGCGATCTCCGCGTCTGTCGCACCGGCAAGACCGGCCAGAATAGCAGCGCTTTCGGTCGATCCGTCAGCCAGTGCAGCCGCCAGCTGCTCGATGCCCTCGATATTGCGGTTCTGCAGGCTCTGCATATTGGCCGCATAGTTCTGCATATAAGTGACTTGACTTTGCAGAGCGGCCTGTACGGTCGATGCGGAAGTTTTGGTCGTGTTGTCCATCTTCTCCCACTGACCGATCTGACTCTCAATGCTTTCGACCGCCTTGGCTGCCGTTTCGTTGTAAAGCTGCACATAGGCGTCGTATGCATGCTCGGCCGAGGCCGCAGCCTTTTGCAGCTCCTCCGGCAGTTCGGCAGTTGCCTCCGCGAGCTCCGGAGAGGCTTCTGCGTTCTGCTCCATAGCCTCGGTCAGCCGGTCAAGCTCGTCCGACAGTTCGCCGCTGGCTTCGGCGCCCTCATCAACGGCATCGTTCACCGTCTGCTGCTGATCGCGCAGCTCGGCGGCAGCTTCGGCATTGGCGTTGATAGCCTCGTTGTTGCTGTACAATTCGCTTTCCAGTTCGGCACGGCGTGCGAGGTCATCATCGCCGAGGGCCGCCAGTTCGTCATAAATCTCAGCGTTCCGCTCATTCAGAGAGTTGTTCTCCTCGGTCAGCGCGTTTTCCTGCTCTCGCAGGTCATTGAGCGCCGCGCGATTGGTCGCCAGTTCCACCTCAACATCAGCCTGCTGCTGTAGCAGCTCAGTCTTGCGCTCATCAAATGCAGTGTCGATGGCAGCCTGTTTCTGGGCTTCGATGTTCTCGAGCAGTTTTTCCGTGTTCTCGCTCAAAGAACCGGTATTCTCGTCAATAGTGAGATTGAGGTCCGGATACAGTGCGTTCAGCTTGCCGACCAGCACGCTCATTTCCGCCTGACTTTCGCTTGTCGCGTTGCCCTGCTCCTGCAATTCCCGCAGACGGGCAACGTAACCGGAGGCGGTTTCGGCACTGGCCGCAGCCGTAGCAGCTGCATCTGCTGTGGCGGTCTGACTTTCCGCGACAGCATCCTTTGCACTGCGTGCCGCCTCGGTCATATCAGAGAACGATTCGGTATCATCATCGACCGTCAGCGCCAGCGTAGCAAACGCAGCGATGGCGGCAACTGCAGCTGTGCCGACCAGATACATCGGATTTGCGTCCAGAATGGCGTTGAATGCGGTCGTTGCGATCTCTGCCGCCTTGACGCCTACCGTATAGGCGGTCACGCTTGCCGTTACCACGCCCATCGCCACAGCCGCAGCGGTAAACGCCTGCACGAGCGCCGGATTCTGCTCGATGAACTGCGACGCCCAGACAAAGCCCTCGGTCCCTGCGTCCGCAAGATTGCCGAGTGCCGGTGTCAGCGCATCACCGATCGCCGCCTGCAAGCCGACAGCTGCGTTTTTGCACATCTCGATTCGGCTTTCGGTCGTTGCATAGCGTTTTCCGGCTTCTTCGCTGAGTGCGGTGTTCTCCGACCACGCCTGCGAGGACAGCGCGACCGCGCCGCTCAAGGTATCGCTTGCCAGTGCAAGGCTTTTGAGCATATTGCTCTGCCGCACGCCGGAAAGTCCCATCTCGTCCAGCACCAGCACAGCGCTTTCGCCCTTTTCGTCCAGTTGTCCCAGACCGGCGATAAACTTCTGGATTGCTGTAATCGGGCTGGTACTCCACAGCTTGGCAAACTCGGTTGCGGACACGCCGGCCACATCGGCAAACTGCTGCAGGCTGTCACCGCCCTTTGCGGCGGCGCTCTCGATGGCGGAAAGCGTCTGCGTCATTGCCGTGCCGCCTGCCTCGGCTTCAATACCGACCGAGCTCATCGCCGTGGCAAGCGCCATGATCTCGCTTTCGCTCAGTCCGGCAAGCGTACCTGCCGAGGCAAGCCGCGTAGACATCGCCACAATATCCGCCTCGGTGGTAGCGAAGTTGTTGCCGAGCGCAACGACCGTCGAACCCAGACGTCCGTAATCCTCCGCAGCCGTGCCGGTAATGTTGGCAAACTTGGCGAAGGCACTTGCTGCCTCATCGGCGGTAAGGTTGGTACTGTTGCCCAGGTCGATCATCGTCCGCGTAAACGACAGCACATCATCGGTCGCAATGCCGAGCTGTCCTGCCGATTCCGCAACGGCGGATATCTCGGTCGTAGTGGCCGGAATTTCCGTTGCCATCTGTCGGATGCCGTCCGAAATCGCGGAAAGCTGTGCATCTGTGCCGTCAACCGTTTTGAACACACCAGTGATGGCGCTTTCAAACTCGACCGATGCCGCAACGCAGCTTTTCAGCCCCTCGGCAATCGTCCGCAGACCTCCGGCAACACCTGCCGCCGCCAAAGAAGATGCCAGCGTATCAATGGCATTCGCCGTACCCTTTGTCTGATTGCCAAACTCATCAATGCTGCTTGCCGTATCGCGGAAGCTGTGCTCTGCCTCCTGCATATACTGGTTGTTGCGCTGCACCTCGGTTCCGAGGTCGTTCAGGTCGCTTTCGGCATAGTTGAGCTGACGCTGCCACTCACTGACACCACGGGCCGCCGCCTGCTCTTTTGCCTCAGAGGCTTCCAGCGCGGCGCTCAGTTCCGTTATCTCGTTCTGGAGCTTTTCCTGCTCCTCTGCCGTATCACCGGTGCTGTTTTTCAGCCGGTCAAGCTCCTGCTGTGCGGCAGTCAGTCTTGCGCGGTATTCCTCAGTTGCGGAAGCGTGGTTCTGCTGGGCGCTCTGGGCGTTCTCCAATGCCGCTTTCAGAGTTTCTACTTTCTGTTTCTGCGCTTCAAATGCGCGGCCGAGTGCCTCACCCTTGGCTTTCAGCGCTTCCATGCTGTTTGCGCTCGTCTGATACTTGCTCTGCACCAGTGTCAGCTCGGAGCGCATGGTTTTTATTTCATTGTTGCAGTCGCGGATCGCCTGCTTATAGGCACTTTCGCCCTCAATGGCAAGCCTTGTACTGATTTTTCGTGTAGCCATTGTTTTTCACTCCAAAAAGCGTTGCATTCTGCCCTGTTTTATGCTATATTGAAAGCACAAAGGAGGGTTTTTCATGGGTGCTGTTTTTATCTATCTTCCGGTCGGTATTACGGCTGTGATCGGCTTTGCCTGCGGTATCGGTTACGTTATTCGTGAAAACCACCGCAAAAAGTGCCGTCGTGCGCGTGACCTTGCTATTGCTGATCTGGCGCAGCAGCAGGGTATCACCCTGTATGAAGCCCGTAGGATCATAGAAAACGACTAAGCACCGTCCGTCATGGGCGGTGTTTTTATATGTCCTGCTTGGGCGGACGGTGCGCTCTGGCGTAGCTTTCCAACAGGTCGAACACCACGCCGACCGGCAGCAGCAGTGTTTCCTTCACGCCCAGACCGTTCACGGCTCCGATGCGGAGGTAGTCTGCTTTGACCGCTTTGCGGTTCTTTTTTTTTGCAGTTCAGCCAGTCCGAGGTCGGTTTCCTCCTCCGGTACATCGCGCTTGTAGCCGCGCATGAGTGCCTCTAGCACCGACTGACGCATAGCAATCACGTCATAGGGCATGACCGCAGCACGCAGTCGCTCCTCGTCCGGCGTTTCGCCCCTGTCGTAGCCCTCATATCGTCGAGCCAGCTCTCCCTGTTCCGCAAGCAGGCAGAACACGCGGCACAGATTGACAAAGCCCTCCGCGGTATTGTCCTGTACAATCTCGCCAAGCTGACGGTTCTCGAACATATCCTGCGCAGCAAACATCGCATAGCCGTTGAACAGCAGGTGATATTCCGTGCCGCACACGGTCGTTTTTACCTCATTCATATCATTTCCTCCGAAATGGAAAGGGACTGAGCAGTTTCGTCAGTCCCTTTTTCGCATTTATCAGCCGCCGGCAACAGCCAGCTTTTCCTTCAGCCATGCAAGCGCACTCGCCTCGGCGCCGTCACCGGTAAACTCCTTGGTGATACGCCAGTCGCCGGTATTGCACGCGAACACGGTCAGCGTGGTCGGCGTGGTGCCAAAGGTAATGCTGTTGCCACGGGTTGCCGCATTGTCGTTGCCGAGCGCCGCGCGTACCTTGGGATAGAAACAGCCCTTATACACCTTCTGGCCGTCGCGCATGAGCACCTTATAGTAGCCGAAGCCGCCGTACGGCGCGGTATCGCCCTTGTTGAACTTCAGCTCACCGGTCTTGCTGGAATCGCCGGTCGCACCGTAGATAACCTGTGCAACGGCATCGGTCATATCATCGGTTTCCAGCGCTACTGTACCGGAAGCGAACTCAGAAAGCTGCTCCTTGAGGGCATCATCCGCGTACAGCTCGCCGCTGGCGAGGTTGACGGTCAGGTTTGCGCTGACCAGCGCGCCAACGGTCACTGCCGTGTCATAGGTCGGCAGTGCTGCCGCCGGTTCGGTCTTGAACGGGGCGAACATCGGGCATTTTGCTCCAAACTGTGCCATAGTTTTTTCCTCCTTACAGTCCCTTGGACGTTAGATAGTCGTTGAATTTCTGTTCTTCCTGCTGTACCGCCTCTCCGGCGGCACGTTCTGCACCGTCGCGCATGAACGGACGCGGCGGCTGGTTCTTCTTGCCGTATTCGTTGATATAAGCGACCTCGGCATTGCGTTTGGTCTTGTTCGGACCATTCGCGGTGCTGCCTTTCGGATAGATATACACAGCCTTGCCGTCTGCCGTCTTGCGCGGTGCATCGTGTCCGATCGCGCCGAGCGTAACGCCGGTACGATGTACGCCGTAGCTTTCGCCGGTTTCCCTGGTCACGCGCTCCACGACCTTTGCACCTGCCTCCAGCATACCGTCCAGTACTCTGTCCGGCATCTCGGAAAGCTCATCAAACGCGATGATCAGCTCATCAAAACCGTTCATGCTAATCCCCATCGTTCCAGCCTCCTGCGTACTCACACTCGAAAATGTAGTGCTGACTGGTGCTGTCCGAGGCATTCTCAACCTGCGGTGCGGTAAAATCGGCGGCAAGCAGTGCGTTCCGCAGCAGACGGCGCGTTTTCAGCGTATTCTCGCCGCGCGGCGCGAACAAATGCACCTGCACGAGATAAACTGCCGCCTGCGGCGCGTCATCGCTGAACGCCTGCGGCAGTTCGGTGTACTGAAACGTGCAGTAGGTCGTTTCCTCGCCTGTGTACAGGTCAGGAACGCATACAGAAACCACCGGCAGCACCGCTGCTCGGATTTTATTGTTCATGCTCATGCTATCCCTCCTGCGTCAGCCGTTCGCACCAGATTTCCATATACTCTCGCGTATCGCCGTAACGGTTAAGATACACAATCTCGTAATCTGTTCCGGCGTACCGCACAAGCATCTTCCGGTCAATGGACTTTGCCGTGTGCCGAATGAGAAACCGCACCTTTGTCCGTGCAAAATCCGCATTCGCCTGTACCAGCTCAGTACCGCTGACCTGTGTCAGCTTAGCCGAGCAGGTATGCACCACCGTTTCCGTGATGGTGTCATAACCGTCTGCATCCGCTGTACGGTCACGGCGAATGATCTGAATACGGTGCTTCAGTTCTCCGGGATTGATATTCATAGCAGATTCCTCGCGTGCAGTTCCAGAATACTGCTTACTACGCGGTTCGCATTGGCAGCATAGCGGGTATCCGGATACATCGTGCGGTTATCGTAAAGATCCTGGCACAGCACAAGGAACGCAATGGAAACGTCCTCATACCTGTCCAGTTCTGCCGCTGAAAGCCCGGTATAGTGTTCGATATACGACCGCGCAGCCTGCATGACGGCGGCGAGCAGATTTTCGTCATACTCGCCGTCCTCCAAACGCAGATAGCCAGCGGCGGTCCCTATCGTGATCTCGCTCAGCTTCATGCGCTGTCATCCTTTCCGTTACGCAGATTTCATATTGAGCACGGCCAGTTTCTGGCTGTCCGTTACCTTGCTGTCGAACTCGAACCATGCCACAACGCCGATGGCGTGCTGGGTGGCGTACTTCTCGCGCAGCACCTGAATGGAGATATCCTCACGCAGGTTGACCGACAGGCCGCTGTAATCGCCATACAGTACAGCGCTTGCACCTGCCGCCAGCTTCGGCATATTGTCGGACAGATACACCGGCTTGCCGAGCAGACGGTACGGAAACTCACCGGTTACATCGTCCTGCAGCAGATAACGGCCGTTGGAATCCTTGAGCTTCTTGAGCGAAGTAAAGGTTTCGGGCGCCATCGTCCAGCAGGCATTCGCCTGATAGACCTGCTTGACCTGTGCCTGCAGCTCGATCAGCTCATCGGCAGTGATAGCCGTTGCCGATGCCGCAGTAACAGCAGTCGGCGTAGAGAGTGCACCGGTCGCCTTGCCGGAGGTGCCATTCAGCAGCTCCTTTTCAAGGAACAGCGCGATCTCCTCTGCCATCTGGTTGATGATGAAGTCGGTGACATTGAACACGCTGTTGTTCTCCACGCTGTTGCCGATCAGGGTCAGCGCACCGGCCAGATAGCCGCTCAGATCGACCGAGGTAAACTTACCGGAATCAGCGGTCAGCTCGGTAAACTCGGTCTGGTAGCCGACGGCAATGTCATGCGTGGTGTTCGCCTTGCCCCATACCGGCACCTTGAGAGTACCGTTCACGCAGTAGATAGTCGCGCCGGACAGGATCGGGCAGCGGTCGCGCACAGCAGTTACGATGCGGTCCGCAATGCTGGTCGGAATAATCGCGCCGTTGTTTGCCATGGTCAGATTCTGTTCACCGGCACGCAGTTCGGGTGCGCGGCCGAGCACATAATCGACAAAGGCGCTCTCCTCTGCGGCAGCACGTTCCTCCGCAGCAGTCGGTGCAGGCAGATTGGACACGCCACGAGTACGCTCTTCGCGCTCGATGGTTGCATCAATGGCGCGCAGCTCGTTCTCTGCCGCGTCGAACTGTGCGGCTTCTTCCTCGGTCATGGCGCGGCACTCGGTATCCGCCGTGCTGACAAGGGTTTCCATGTTCTGACGCAGCTCCTCGCGGCGCTCCATCAGTGCTTTCAGATTGGTCATTTAGGTTCCTTCCTTTCTCGTTACCGCCTGCACACGCTTGCGATAGGCAGTGTTGTCATATTTCGGGGTGATCTGCTCAACCTGCAGCGGCGTTTCAATCGTGCGCGTTTCAATCTCGACTTGTGTGTCCGCACGAACCTCGACCGAGGTTGCGGAGTACACCGGCGTTTTGCGAACGACCAACGTCAAATGGTCCAGATCGAGCGATTTGACCTTTCGCAGCGGCAGGTCGTCGGCACGCGGCTCAATATCGTCCTGCACGTTGTACATGCCGAAGCTCCAGCCCTTGACCTTGCCCTTTTTCGCAAGCTCGATGAGGGTTTCATCCGTCACCAGCACATCAGCGTGCAGCCCGATGTCGTCCTCAAATAACTTGAGCGTGCCGTCGTCCGTGCTGGCATACACATGGCTATTGTCGTGATCGACCGTGACCGTGATATTACCGGCTCTGCCGATAGCCTGTTCAAACGCGCGCGGCTCGATCTCCTCGATAACCTTGCCGTGCGGCGTGATGACCGGACGGCTGCGCTTTCCGGTAACATTCACATAACCGGAGATATGGGCGCCGTCTGCGCGAATTTCGATTTTCATAGCGTTTCACCTCCCTCCTGCGGTACCTGCAGCGTTTGTTCTGTCATGTGCTGCATCTGATTGGTATTCGGCGTGTAGATGGTACTGGTTTTCGGGTCGTAGAGAACGTCCTGCAAGCCCAGCTTGATCCATGTCAGACCGAGCGGCTCCATGTCCTCTGCAAAGCGAACCTCGTCCACCTGCATGAAGTTGGCATCGAGTGCGGTCTTGTAGGCATCAAACCGTTCTTTCATGCTGCCCTTGAGCAGTTCCTTAGTATCGAACGCCCAGTACAGCGAGCCTTTCTCTTTCTCCAGCAGCAGATCACGGTTGAGCGCACACTCGATGACTTTCATCAGAGGGATTGCCGCCAGCTTGGCAAGGCTTGCCGTATCGCCGGCCGTGCCGCCCATCTCTGCGGTAGAGATATGAAAGATCTTCGCAAACTCCTCTGCGTTGGACTGCTTGTTTTCGTTAAGCTGCATCTCGACCGAGGTGTTGCTGCTCTCCTGAAATCGGATACCGTTGTTGAGAATAACTACATTGTCGCTGCTGTTGCTGTACAGATTGGCGAATGCCTGCTTGAGTTCGTCCATTGAGGCTTTATCGAGGCGTTTCTCACTCTGGAGGAAGCCCTTTTTGTTGCCACCCTTTTTGACGAGATACAGCTCAAAGCACAGCGACTGATACGCAACCTCGATCAGCTTGGCATTTTCTTCGGTGATGGGAACACCGACCGCGCCGTCTTTTGTGTTGCGCAGCAGCTTGAGAAAGTCGAACGGACGATAGACCGTGCCATCTACCAACAGGTCAAAGTCCTTGAAGATGGCATCTGTGTTGCGGTTCACTGCTACGCGGCTCTCATCCACATAATGCAGACTGCGAATTTCTCCGCGCACGCGGTTGATGTAGGCATAGCCGCCTTTACCGGTGTAATAATCGCGAATCATCGCGTGCCAGAACTCATTCGCGTTCAGCGTATCGCCGGTTTCGTCATTCAGCAGGCGCACCCGAGGGTCGTTCGGCACCTCAATCGCTTTGCCGTTTTCCTCCCGGTAGAGCTTTACCGGCGTACCGGCTACCACGTTGGCGATCAGGTCGATACCTCCGCTGACCGTCGGCACCTGTAAAGCCATCTGCTTGGTTGCTTTGCCGCTGCCGAGCAGTGCGGTCAGCAGCGCATCTTCAAACATGGTTTCGTCCGGGTCGGCGCGAATCTCTTGGCGCCGAAAGCGTTTCAGCAGTCCCATTTGCTTGTCCTCCTTATGTCTGTGCAATGAAATCCTCACTGCCGAACAGCATATCTTGCTCGATCAGGTAGGTGGCATTCAGCAGAGCGACCACCATATCCACCTTGCCGGAGGATTTCTTCTTGTTGACGTATTTATTCAGGTTAGTGTCCTCGGTGCAGCGTGCGTTCTGAAAGTTGATCTCCAGCATTGCATTTTCATCGTACCGGAATCGACGACCAAGGATTTTCTCTTTCAGCAGCTTGGTCGGACTGTGCAGCACACTCGAATGCTGCTTGATCTCTACGCACTCCATACCGGAGGCCTCCAGCTTCTGCACAGTCGAGATAGCGTTCCAGCGGTCATAGCCGCACTGGATCACGCGCACACCATACTGTTCCTCCAGTCCGAGAATGAACTGCTCGATAAAACCGTAGTCGATGACCTCATCACCGCAGGCAAAGCACGCGCCCTGCCGGATCAGCCGGTCGTAGTCCACATTCTCTTTCTTTATTTTGAACAGCTTTCGGTCCGCAGGAAGAAACCCCCACACTTTTGCGTAGAGTATACTGTCCTCGGCGGTCGCCATCGCAACGGCGGTATTATCGTCCGTCTGCGACAGGTCAAGCCCGAGATAGACCGGTTTGCCGCGCCAGAAATCGAGGTCTTCCTCGCGGCGGCACTCCCGCACCTTTGCAATATCCACATAGCCCTCTACGCCGAGGCCCTTATACTTGATATTGCAGTGCTTACACAGGAAGTTCTCACGCTTGTTTTCGTAGAGAATCGCCATGGTGCGCATATCGCACACCGCCTCAAAGATATTCGGATTGCTGACAGCTGCCGGATTCGCCTGATAGATTACGGTGTCATCTGTCTGCCAACAGTCGCGCATGGTCAGCTCGGTGTCCGGTTCGTACAGCAGAGAAAAACGCCTGCCGGAAATCAGTCCATCGAGTACCTTTTTTGAGATGTCGATCTCGTCCAGCATGGCGTTGTTGTCGTTCGGGTATTGGGTGGAAATGATAATGCCCAGCTTGGAACGCAGCGTGATCTGTGAGGAACGCATGGCCTCGATTGGGTAAGCATCCATCGCACCGGCCTCATCCGCAAGGAAAGCGTTCGCCAGCTTGCCATCCATCTTGTCCTGCGAATAGGCAAGCGGCACATACTCGCTGTCCGTCAGACGGCAGCGTATCTCGCTGCGCAGCACCTTGAACACGCTTTCGTCTGCCAGCGCAGGCGATGACTTGATGATCTTCCGAATGGCGATCTTCAGCTCGCTCGACAGCTTGAGGTCCGGTGCGACCGAGAAAAAACGAGAAAATACCGGCTCGGTCAGCATGAGCAGAATGAAAATGACCGCACTGTTGAAGGTCTTGAAGTTCTTGCGGGCAATTTCCAGCAGAGCGGTTTCATAGTAGCGGCGGCCGTCCGTTGTTTTGGTGCAGAACACCGCCGTGATGAGCAGCCACGCATAGTCCTCCAGTCCGTCATACATCGGGCAGTTCAGATCCGGATGAATCATCAGCCGCAGCAGCTTGCAAATGCGCTTGTATGCCTTCTCGTCGATGAGCGCCTCCGTGTTCCGTCCCTCTGCGATGTCCAACCACTGTGCAGCCTGTAGCTTAACGTAGTGCGGAGCCTTTGGATTATCATGCTGCACGCACCAGCGGGCGTAGCGCACGGCGCGGCTGTCAAGGATCGTCATCGTTCAGAATCCCCATCAGCGGATTTTTCGGCTCGGCTGTGGTTTTAGGGATGCTTCGCATGGCCGCCGAAATGGTCATAGCGCACTCTTTCTCAATGTCGAGCATCATGCGGCGCTTGGTTTGGAGCTGCTTGTCCACAGCAAGAATGTTCTTCTGCATCTGTGCCTGATATTTGTATCGGTCTGTAGCTTCCAGTTCGGTATTCTCGGTCAGCTCGTCCAGCTGATCGGAAAACGACTGCCGCTTGCGCTCAAAGTCCAAACACTCAGCGTGCAGCATACAGTACCGGTTGATCGTCGCCTCGTACAGCGCCTCATTCTTTCCGGCAGCTTCGAGCAGTCCCCTGATACGCTGCCACTCCTTATGTGCTTTCTCATTATCCTTGACCTCCGGACGCTCCCGCATTTTCTTGCCGGTGATGAGGGCATTTTCCGCGGCAGCACGCTGCCGGAGCTCTGCTTTCGTCCGGTGCGAACGCTTTTCTTCGCCCAGCACGGCGGTCGTTTTACTTGGTCGGCTCACTTGCCCTCACTCCTTTGCAAACTTATTTTGAGAATTATTTTTACGCCGAGGTCCGCGGTTGGTGTACAGCCGCTCACGCTCAAAAATTCGGCGTGTCCGGGGGGATATTGTTTCGTTTTTTCGCAAGCTGTCGCAAAAAATCAGCGGATATTGCACCGGCATCTGCTTTTTTGTGGCATTTTTCGCACAAACACACGAGGTTATCATCGTCCAGTAATAGATCAGGGCGTTCCCGCAGCTTGATGATATGGTGGGTTTCCAGTCCATCCCATGTGAGTACCCCCTGCGAAAGACAGTTCTCACACAGGTAGTGACTGTCTATTTTAATCTGCTCCGCTTTGTGTTTCCATGCTCGCGTGTTGCGTCCGCGCTCGCTTTCTTCGCGTCGGTATTTCTTCGGCGGTCTGCGTCCGCAGTCCTCGCGACTGTCGTGGATCCGTCCGCACCACGGACAGGCTTTCAGCATAACGGCTTCTTCCTTTCGAATATGAAAAAGCACCCTCGAACGAGAGTGCTCTTTCAGAGAGATGTACTCCAATGGTATGAAGCAGGAGGTCACAGGGTCTGCGTTTCACCCCTGCGAACTTCATGGTAACAGAATATCACGGCTTTAGGTGCATGAACCGCCAAAACAAAAATATTTATGGTAAATCCAAATTCTTTCCTACTCGCCGAATAAACTCAGCGTTCCACCGCTGACCGGTTCTGTCACTTACTCCGACGCACATCGCCGCACCATACAGCGTATGGCTACGCTTCCAGTACACGCGGTCGATCAGCTCCATGCGCTGGCGGCCGTGCTTCATCACCTCGGTTTCCGAGATGGCAGCCCGTACCGCGTCATACCGCCGCTGCTCCTTGTCAGTCAGGCGGTCAACGACCGCACGCTCAACCGGACTGCCGCCGCCGCTGTGGCCGCCGGACGCACCGTAAGCCGGTGTGCAGGGTATATCGCCCACGCTCTCCGCCTTGCGGCACAGTGCCGGGTATGACCGGATGATGCGCTTCGTGTACTCCCACCAGTCCTCACGCTTGTTCAATGTTTCCCCTCCCTGTCCGTAATACCGTAGCGCCACACGAGGTAGCGCCGAACTTTATCGCTGTATTTAGTCATGCGACGTCACCGTAACCGGAATGATCATCTCCGGC